CAGATGTATTCTCGCGCTCGATAGTTTCAAAGGTCATTTTATGTGTTTCATTTCCTCAGGCAAAATGTCTGAGATTGAAAGGGAAAGTAAATTTAAAATCGTAAATTAAGGAGTTTAAAATGGACAGTATTCCTAATGGAACTGAGCCGCTCTCTCACGCGCAAGCGGTAGAGGCACTATTGGAAGTAAAAGATGAAAACACCCCTGAAGAGGTAAGTGAGGAATCTGAAGAAATCCAAGAACAGCCTGAAGTTCAGGAAGAAGAAGTAGAGGCCACCGATGAAGGTCAAGCCGAAGCTGAAACAGATGAACAGACGGAAGAAGTAGAGGAAACAAACGAAGAAGAAGTTCTCTACTCCGTAAAAGTTGATGGTGAGGAATATTCGGTTAATGAATCCGAATTGGTTGAATCCTATCAGCTTAAACAAACAGCTCATAAACGCCTACAGGAAGCGGCTGAATCGCGAAAAGCGAATGAGGCTAAGGAAGCGGCGCTTGAGCAAGAAAGAGTGAAGTATGCGGCTGTTTTACAGCAAATGGAGCAAAATCTAAATCAACCAGCCATGTCGGAAGTTGAATTGGAAAAACTAAAAGATCGAGACCCTATGGCTTACTATGAGGCCAGAGATCAAATTCGAGATCAGAAAGAAAAACTTGCGGCAGTTCAGCAAGAGCAACAAGTTGTGAAATCGCAACATTTGGCGACACAACATAGTCGGCTTCTTGAACTTATTCCCGAATGGAAAAATCAAGAAATTGCAGAAAAGGAAAAAGTAGGACTTGCAAATTATCTTCAGACGAATGGATTTTCTAAAGAAGATATAGGCAATGCTACGGACGCAAGGATAGTTAATTTGGCGAGGAAAGCTCAACTTTATGACAATCTGCAAAGTAAAAAAGCAGTTGTTAAGAAGAAAGTAACCGCCGCTCCAAAAATGATAAAATCTGGACAGCCTAAGGGCAAGATAGACGTAAAGCAAAAAGCCAAAGATGACGCTTGGAAAAATCTTCAGAAGGTCGGCTCAAAAGAGGCGGCTGTAAATTATCTTTTAAACAAATAGAGAAGGAATAAAAAAATGGCTACATGGTCAAGTAGTGCGGCTATTGGACAAAAAGAATCGTTAGCAAATGTCATTGAAAGAATTGACCCTGACGAAACACCTCTTTTTTCCAATGCTAAAAAAGAAGTAACAAAAGCAGTATTTCATGAGTGGCAAGTCCAAGAATTGACTGCGAGTGTTGATACTAATTATGTGAATGAAGGAGCTGACTTTAGTTACGTCAATCCCACCGCCACAACTCGATTAGGGAATTATCACCAAATCTCAGCGCAAGCGGCTCAAATTTCTGGAACTTTGGATGTTGTCGATAAGGCTGGAAGAGACAGAGAGACTGCATATGTAAAAGTCTTAAAATCTCTTGAGCAAAGACGCGACATTGAGAAGTCTCTTTTTAAGAATGAGGCTCGGTCTGCATCTGATCCAAGAAAAGCTGGTAAGATTTTATCTTACATTTCAAACGCTGTTTTGGAAAGCAACTCAGTAGTAGCGGCAAACTCAAATGGTTCAGCCGCCGCGACAATGTCTGGTACAAACGATGCTCTTGCATTGGCTGACATCGACAACGCAATGAAGTTGGCTTATGACGATGGAGGCAACCCTGATATGTTAGTGATGTCACCATCGAATAAGGTCGCTTTTTCAGACTTGAGTTCAGGTTCAGTTGTGACTAACCAGTTGCACATGACTTCTCCTCAAGAAGCCGCCATAATTGGTTCTGTCTCGATGTACCTTACCGATTTCGGCACTCTGAACGCGGTAATCGACAGGCAAGCGCCAAACACAGAAATTCATCTGATGGATAGCGACCACTACTCAATCGGTCACCTTCCAAACAGAATGTTTAGTGTGACTGATGCTGGTATTGTCGGAGATGCTCATAGGTTTGCAATCATTTCGGAGTGGACGTTGATTATGTCTGCGCCTAAAGCACACGCAAGCGTATTTGATCTAAATACATCTTAAAAACTATGGGGCGGCATGATTGGCTATGCCGCCCCTATTCATTCAAATGAGGGAAATATGTCTGGTAAATTACTTTCACACGACCCGATAACAGGTAAGAAAACTTACCTTACTTCTGATGCTGACGGCTTGGGTATTAAGACTGAGGTAAAAGTTGACCCTGTATTGGATTTGGCTAAAGCGCAAGAAACTGAGTGGCGGCCTAATTCTCTTATAGGTAATACGCAAAAGCACCAGCAAAAAATAGCTGAAATTCCAGCGCCATTATTTTTTGAAATGCAGAAAAAGCTAGGTGATTTTAAGCATAATAAAAAGGCTTGGTTAAAGTGGCTTTCCGATCCTGAGAATAAATATTTTAGAACCACAGGCGGTAAACTGATATGAGTTTAGCAACGTACAGCGATCTAAAGACTAGCGTAGGAAATTTTCTTGCTCGGTCTGATTTGACGGATCAAATACCTGATTTTATTTCACTGTGCGAAGCTCGTATGTCTAGAGAAATTGACACGCGAAGTCAGGAAGCGAGTACAACATTTTCAACTGTTTCAGGCACAGAAAGCTATGCTCTTCCAACTGATTTAAGAGAGATAAGAGTAGTAAAAATTAACCAAAGTCCTGTAAAGGTTTTGTCATTTTTAACCCCTGACAATCTTTATAAAACTTACAGTTCTACTGGAGCGGCTACGCCCCAAAGTTATAGCGTTATCGGTGCGAATATTCATTTGCGCCCTATCCCAGATAGCGTGATGACAGTAGAAATAATTTATGGTGGTTCTATTTCAGCTCTGTCCGATAGCAATACTAGCAACACAGTATTGTCTCGACATCCTGACGCATATTTATATGGGTCACTGACGGCGGCTCATACTTATCTTATGGATGAGGCGAGAGCCTCTCAATATGATGCCCTTTTTAGTAGATCATTAACAGAAATAAAGAAGGATGCCGATCAGGCTCGTTTTGGCGGTGGAGCGCTCTCAATGAAGCTGGATTATACGCCATGATACCTTTTGGAGAATGGCTACCAGATCAGAGTGATCTTCAAAATTCTGGAGCTACAGTTGCTACGAATGTTATACCAGCCGCAAGAGGTTACCGACCTTTTCAGGGAGTTTCCACTTTTAGCGGAGCTGGAGATGCGAGATTGCGTGGATTTTTTGCGTCAATTGATAGTGCCGATACTGTCCATCTTTTTTCTGGGAATAACAGTAAACTTTATAAATTTAATAATTCTACAGGCGCTCTTTCTGATGTAAGTGTTGGTGGCGGCTACAACCTAGCGAGTGATGAGCAGTGGCGCTTTATTCAATTTGGAAATGATGTCATTGGAAGTGGCGGCCTGAACAAAGAATTACAGAAATATACTATTGGAAGTTCTAGCGCATTTACCACAATTTCTGGCGCTCCTTCAGCTAAACATTTAGCTGTGGTGCGAGACTTTGTTGTGACTGCTAATGTAAAATATTCGTCTACAGCGTATCCATTCAGGGTTCGCTGGTCTCAAATTAATGATGCTACAACTTGGACATTAAACACTAATCAGGCAGATATTCAGGATATTCCTGACGCTGGAAATATCACAGGATTGGTTGGCGGTCAGTTTGGTGTCGTTCTGATGGAACGAGCTATTGCAAGAATGGAATACGTTGGGTCTCCACTCGTATTTACATTTGAGCAAGTTGAAACTGGACATGGATGTAACTACCCAAATTCGGTTGCGGCTCTAGCGCCTACTCAAGTATTCTATTTGGCTGACGATGGTTTTTTTATGTTCGATGGAAATAGGTCAATTCCAATAGGGGCTGAAAAAGTTGATACGTTTTTTTTCGATGATCTCGACCCTCATCAAACAGATCGAATCTCTTGTAGCCTCGATCCTGTTAATCAGCTTGTTCTTTGGTCTTACGTTTCTACTAACTCAAACACTGGAGAGCCTGATAAAATTATTATGTACAACTATGCTGTTAATCGTTGGGCTATAGCAGAAGTTGCCCATGAATTTATTGGCACAATTATTTCTCCAAATTTTACGTTGGAGGCTTTGGCTAATATTTCATCGTCAATAGACGCATTGGAAACATCACTAGATTCGCGTTTATGGAGAGGTGGTCAGTCAGCTTTTGCGGCGAGTAAGGATAGCAAAATTGCTTCCTTCACAGGGGAGGCTTTGGCGGCAACTTTAGAGACCCAAGAGTTTGAGCCAGCTAACTTGAAGCAGTCTTTAATAAAGACAGTCACGCCCTATGTTACATCAAAAGATGTAGCGCCTACCCTTTCTGTTCAGGTGGGGTCTAGGTCTAGGCAAATTGATACAGTCAGCTATTCAACTGCGTCAACACTGAGTGATGATAATATTGTTCCTGTCAGGGCTAATGGACGTTATCACAGGGTTAGAGTTAATGCTTCAGGTAAATGGAGATATGCTCTCGGAGTTGATGTTGAGGCAGTGCCTTTAGGTAGAAGATGACCGATTTTAACTATCCGAAACTGCCAAATCAAGGCGGTGACCCTAGAGCTGTTGCGAGTGCCGTAAATTTGCTCATTGACGGCAAGTTTAATAGCACTGGTTCGTTTACCTTAACGGCCTCTGCTACAAGCACTACTGTCGCAGATTTCAGGAGTGGCTCTGATAGTGTGATTTTATACTCGCCATTGAGTGCAAATGCCTCTGCCGAAGTTGGTGCTGGTACTATTTATGTGTCTGCGAGGAACAAGCAGAATTTTGTGATTACTCACGCCAATAATGGTCAGACAGATCGCAATTTTATGTATGTGGTAATCGGATGAAGTTTGTGCCTGTTCCAGTGGAAAAGCTGGATGAGATGTGGGGTGAAATATCTGTTGAGCTTCAAAAGCCGATAGAGATAACACCAAATAAAGTAGATTTAGATTCAGTATTAAATGATGCAAAAAATGGGGCGTATTTAATTTGGGTCGTCTTGTGTGATGAAGAGGTTGTAGCCGTAGTATCAACAAGAATTATTAATTATCCAAAAGGCAAATCATTAGCTATGGATTTTATTGGCGGTACACGAATGAAAGAGTGGTTGCCGTTGGCAATGCAAAGTGTCGAAGATCACGCACGACACAATAACTGTAATTTTTTAGAAGGTTTTGGTCGTAGAGCTTGGCTTAAATGGCTTGAGAAATACGATTGGAAGCAAGCATACATTACTTTTCAGAAGGAGCTATAAAATGTCAAAAGGTGGCGGTGGATCAACAGTAGTTGAAGCTCAAGAAATTCCAGCATACATTTCAGATGAAATAAAACAAACCTTTTCAGATGTTGATGCTTTTACTCCAACTGTTTATGGAGGCGACAGGGTTGCTGGGCTTACTCCTAACCAGATTTTAGCTAATGAAGCTATAGGTGGTTTAGCATTAAACAATCCTCTCATGGGGGCGGCAACACAAGGATTGGGAGATATAATCTCAGGTCAGTTTAACGTATCCGATCCATTACAGACACAGATAAACGCCAACATTGCAAACGCTGTGAATGATGCTTCATCTCTTTATGCAAGAGGTGGAAGACTTGGCTCTGGTGCTTTTGGTGATGCTTTAGGTCAAGGTATAACAAACGCTTCTGCACCACTTCTAGCACAGGCTTTGGAAGGTGATGCGGCTCGTAAAATGAGCGCTATAGGAGCAGTTCCAGCATTATTAACAGGCAATCTAGGGTTGCTTGGCGCACTTTCAAATGTTGGCGCTGAAGAACAGGGTATTAGTCAATCATTATTAAATGCAGATA